CCACTACATTAGTGGCCTTATGCTGCAAGTTTTTGTTGATAGATGCACTGAAAGGTCGGCTCCACAATACGGCAGTCGGGAAGGCGGCGTCGGCGTTTGCCGCGATCTATGCTGCCGTCATAACCCCAATCGAATAGCGCCGGCGTGCCGTTGTGACGTATGCCCCAATTGCGACCCCTGTTGAAGTTGTCTTCTTCTATTCCGTAGCGCTCGCAAAAGAGCAGCACGTCAGCGCGTTCGTGATCGTATTTGTCGTCAAGTAGATCGCTGCCCCAGACCTTGAAATTGACAAACGGCTGGACGACGAAGCTAAGAAACGGGTCCGGGTCTTCGTGATAGGCTACGAGAGGCACGACCATCTTCAGATCGTCGGGCTTGATCTGCATGAACTGTCTGTACTCCGGCTCACACTGACAGAAGCGGTGAGCGTCGTTAAATTTCACGACCCAACGTCCGTTGGTATAGACTTGCCGCGACCGCCAGTCCAGCTTATCGGCGCGCACGCCGTTGATGAACACCCTTTGGTTTTTGATCTGTACAGTGATGCGGTTCATCGGTTGAAACTCCTTTACCTCTAAGCGGGCAGACCAAGCGACCGCTTCATCTTGTATAGCGCATAGCGCCAACCTACAATCCCTTGCGACACGCGAAATGCGTGCGCTTTGGCGGTGTCTGAGAACTTCCACCAGTCTTTGCCGCCGTATCGCGCAGAATGGTCAATGCCGTTGGCCAGAAAGCCGTCGCCCGACTTCGGAGTCTCGCGTTTGAGGTATGGTGATAGCGCAACGCGCAGCTCGACCGAGCCGAGCTTGGCAAGGCAGAACAGGCTGACTGGTGCTTGTTTGACATCGGCAAGAGCTTCATTGAGGTAGCCGCCGCGCCGCGCCGCTTCGAGGTAGTCGAGTGCGACTTCAGGCACAGCGAGTGAGTTGATAAACGACTGGTGGGTGCTTGGACTTCTCCATGTTTCCATTGCGTTAGGCTCCTTTTGCCGGTTAGGTGTTGATGATCTGTGCTTCGATCAGGCTGGCGATCTCCACAAAGGTAAGCGCCGCCTCGTCGTTCAGCGCCATAAGCGAGCGCCGCCGCTGGTTGTGGACAAGCGTAGGCTGTTCGGTTAGCCCTAGCCACGCGAGCACTTGGGGCGGCAAGTGTGTGCTGTAGCGCACCGCGTCTTCGAGATCGTCGCCGAGTTCAAATAGCCACGTTCCGCCCTCGTTCTGCACCCACCTGCCCTCGCCGGTGTCGGCTCGGTATAGCTCGCAGATCAAACCGATAGCGCAGTAAGCAACCCCGTTTGTTGTGAAGAATTTGACTTGCGGGAATTCGCCTGAGCGCATCACAGCAACGACCATCTTGAGTTTGTTTGTGGCTGTGTTCTCGCTGCCGTAGATTACGGGGCCGTCAGCAATGAGGTAGTCAATTAGATCGAGTGCGATAGCCGCCGAGCTTTCGTCTTGCGCTTGGAAGCGCTCATCGAACGGGTGAGGCCAACTCGCCGGGTAGAATAGCCGGTTGATCTCGTACATACTCATGCGCCAATGGTTCATCGCGAGTTGCTTTATTTTCGCGACAGTGGCTAGTGAATCCCGCCCCGCCGCCTCGTCTTGCTCAAAAAGACTTGCAGGGTCTTGGCCTGCTGAAATACAACCCGCCGCGACGATGCACCGCTTGGCGTCGTAGACATTAAACACGTCGCACATAGCGGCGATAACCGTTTTGGTTTTGAGCAGATTGGCTATGTCTCTCATCTGAGGCTCCTTTACGCTGCGCGTTTTTGCTGTACCGCGCAGAATGTTTGGTTGAGTTGTTGCTGAAGGGCCTGGAGCTTTGCCGACAGGCGCTGCCCGCTATACCCGATGAGGTTGATGACACATCCGCACTCATTAGCGTGCGGTACGAGATGCGGAAAGACGGCGCGATCAATGCAGGCATCGCAGAAGTGCGTGATAGTGCGCCATTTTCCGTAGACGTAGTTGCCCCACGACCAGACGGTCGTGTTGCGTTGGCCGCAGGCGCACTTCGTCTTGCTGACTGTGCGAAACCATTCGTTGTGTTCGCGAGGTTTTGGCATATCCAAGCTCCGTTAGGCCACTACAGTAGTGGCCGCGTTAGACATAGTTATATCCTGCCGACAGCCTGTTGGCCTTGCCGGGTGAAATTGCTAGGTATTCCATTCCGAAGCCATGATAATAGTGGCAACCGCTACCACTGTCAAGATACTTTTGAAGTGTCTACCTTGCGCAACGTTTCCACTAACACAGCGGTGCTCGCGCGGTGTGCGCTCATAGTCGCAGAGATCGCGACCGTAGTTGGTTGGTTGATACTTGCCTGAGTCACGCGAGGTGGCAGGCATACTGACGTTCGCAGTGACTACTCCGCGCCGCTTTAGGGCGCGGCCACCACTTCCCATTGACAACCACAATGCCGCCGATTACATTAGCGCAAGCCGGGCTGACCGTCGAAAGCATCGAAGAAAGGCAAGAGCAAGTGAGTGGCGACGATCTACAGCACCAAATGAGTTTCAGCTTGAAGCAATAAGCAGTTTTCGGTTTGGATTGCTCGTTCGATTCTTGTAAACAGCCCATGTGTAGGGGAAGTTATGATTCAAGGAGAAGTTAATAAGCTTGTTACTTACATCGAAGAGAACCTACGAGCATCGGGTACATCGGGCATTTTCTTCGTAGACTCACGCCACTATCGAGAGCGCCTTCTTTCTAAGCAAAATCACATCGTTTATGGCCGACGGGGTGCAGGAAAAACTTCACTCATTAATTCGATCACAGGCACTGACAGTCATATAGACATATCCCTGAATCTTGAGGATTATAAGGATATTACCTTTCCCAACATCGTGATATACGTTTTGTTCGAAACCTTCAGCCAACTAAAAGAAAAGATTAAGGCAAAAGCCCGATGGTATGAATTTTGGGACTGGAAGCGAAAGAAGCAACAAATTGCCCTAGAGAAGCTATGCAAAACTCTAAAAGATTACCTTGAACAGCCCGATGAAGAGGTTCAAGAGATTAATGCGAAAGAGGCATATCAAGAAGAAATGAATGCATCTGCAACCATCAAAACATTATCCGCAAGCGGAAAAGAAACATTCGATAAATCCGTAGAAGTAAAAAGGACTCTAGCGAGAAGTAAAATTGAGTATTTGAAACTACAACTAACGGTATATAAGAAAACTATCTCTGCGATTTCTGAGTTGTTAGGGAATAGACCGATTTTTCTAATCATGGACGATCTTTACTTCGTGCCGAAAGATACGCAGCCGGAGCTTGTTGATTACTTTCACCGTCTAACGAAAGGAACAAGCCTATTCATAAAAATGGCTTCAATTAAGTACCGATCTAAGCTTTATCGAAGATCAAAGGATAGTTATGTTGGAGTTGAACTTGGGCATGATGTATTTGAAGTCGATATAGATTATACACTGGATGATTTTGCAGATTTACAAGCTTTTATGCGTCAGTTACTCAACAAGGCTATTGAGAAATCCAAAGCTCAGGTAGAAATCCATGAATTGTTTGCCGGAGATGGCTTTTCTCAACTCTGTTTAGCTTCCGGTGGTGTTCCAAGAGACTTTCTTTCTCTTTTTGTGAAGCTTGCTAATCGTGATTCCGCGCAGTCAATTGGAAAAGTACAGGTCACCGACGTTGCGATCTCAAATATAGGCAGTAAATATGAATCAATGAAGAGAGATACAGGCAATGAAGATATAATATTAGAGGATTGTCTGAGTCGCATCAAAACATTGGTTTATGATGAAAAGAGAACGAACACATTTCTTGTTGCTAAAGATGATCTTGAAACATACGCCCAAGGAAGACAGGCAATACGAGAATTGGTAGACCTTCGCCTAATTCACCTTGTCGAACACAACACAAGTAAGGCCGCAAGTGATGGGCGGCGCTATGAGGCGTACATTTTAGATGTTGGTCTGTACGATAACCCCAGACCAAGGATATTTAAGCAGATCGAGCCTGGTCAGAAAGATGATAAAGCGCGCAAAGATGCCCTCCGGTCTTCACCAGTGCTTGATTTCCGAAAGCTATTAGATTTCGATCAATCGAACACAGATCAATCAGACAGGCAGAAGAAGGATAACGCGAAGCCTATTTCACCAATATCTACATCGCCTAACTTAGCACGAAAGCCTTCTAGGAGGGCATACCAGCTTGATTTGTCTTTTGAATAAGTGCAATCCGAGCCACAGCGCGGCCCATCTCGCATCCCGTTGACAACCGCCGTGCCGCAGATTACATTAACGCCCGGTTCGCAGAGGTTCAGCATCATGGCTAATCAAGAGCATCTCGACATACTCAAGCAAGGGGTGGAGGCGTGGAATCAGTGGAGGAAAGTTCATCCTGAGATAAGGCCAGACCTCAACAACGTCGACCTCAGCAATGTAGATTTCAGAGACGCAGACTTCAGTTACGCAAACCTCAGCGGCGCAAACCTCAGCGGCGCAAACCTCAGCGGCGCAAACCTCAGCCATGCAGACCTCACCCTCGCAAAACTCGGCGGTGTAAACCTCAGCGGCACAGACCTCCGCCATGCAGCCCTCAGCGGCACAGACCTCCGCCGCGCAGTCCTTCACCGCGCAGTCCTGCAAGGTGCATACTTCTTCGGCGCACTCTTGCAAGATACCAATCTCGCTGAGGCTGAAATCAAATGGACGATTTTTGCGGATAGCGATCTTTCCGCCGCCAAAGGGCTTGAAACGGTCAAGTTCTTTGCCCCTGCGACCATCGGCGTTAATACGCTTATCAACTCCAAAGGCCAAATCCCCGAAAGGTTCCTGCGCGGTTGCGGCTTGAGCGATTGGGAAATTGAAAGTGCGAAGTTATACAGCCCGAATTTAAGTAATGAAGAGATTGCCAATATCCAATATCGAATCCATGACCTGCGCGTGCGTCGCGCATTCCAGATCAATCCGCTGTTCATCTCCTACAGCCATAGCGATAACGCATTTGTTGATGATCTTGAAAAGCTCCTGACCGCGCAAGGCGTTCGCTTCTGGCGTGACATTCATCATGCGAAAGCGGGCAGGTTGGAAAAGCAGATCGATGCAGCCATCCATTTGAATGATGTTGTCTTGCTCGTTTTATCAAAAGACTCAACCAATAGCGATTGGGTGGAGCATGAGGCGAGAAAGGCGCGCGAGAAAGAGAAGAAATCAGGCAAAGACGCGCTCTGCCCGGTCGCCTTAGACGACTCTTGGAAAACCTGCCGCTGGCCTGCGCGATTGCGCGAGCAGATCACGGAGTACAACATTCTGGACTTCGCAGGCTGGCATGACGCGAGCCAATTTCAAACGATGTTCGGCAAGTTGCTGGAAGGGCTGAATCTGTTTTATAAATAACGGCTCTTGCAAACGACAGCGTAGATCAACCCGGTTTACACCAAAGCTAACCCGATTCATTGAGCGAAGCACGAATAGCCGCCGCCGTTGGGATTGCGGGAATTCCATCTATGGTTGCTTGCATAGCTGAGGCTCCTTGTTTGGCTACACTTCCGGCACGGATGACGCGCGGAAGATATACAGGTGGTTATTGGATACAACGACGTGGTGACAGGCCGGGAACTCCTCGGCGTATGGCTGGTCATCGTCTGCGTCTAACAGCGCTTCTGCGAATGGGTCAAAGAACTCAATCGTGAGATAGGTCAGACCGTATAACAGCGCTGTTTGTTTGCAGAACGGACACAGGCCGTATAGCACCAGATCGCCAGTGACTTTGGCTGCGTTGGGTATAGGCTGAGGTTCCACCATGATTGAGGCTCCTTACTGTTTGCCCTGCGGCCTCTGGTTGTCTTGCAGCACGCAATAGAACCATGTCGGGGTCGAGGCTCCCGTCGCTTTGTCCTGTCTTGCGACCTCGACCTTGTGTTTGTCCGCAGGGTTGGGTTGAATGCCTGCCGCTAACAAAGCGAGGATTTCGACCGGGGTCAGGTATCCGACCCAAATCCTGCCGCTGTAGTGACGTAGTTTCCGCATCGCGGAATCGAACGGATTGCGTTTGGCCATACTGAGGCTCCTACACGTAAGGGGTGAAGTAGTTGAGCAGTTCGTGGACGCAGCCGGGGCAAGCGCTGGCAAAGCCCAGAGGGATTAGCTGCGCGGTCTGCGTTTGGCACAGGCTGCAATGTCTGGGGATGGCCAACTCCGTATTAGCCGGGGGATAGAAGTAGTAACCATCCAAAGAGTTTCCATAGAACCCGGCCTCGCCGGTAGTGATCTCGGCAGAGAATACCTGCCCATCGAGCGAGTAGAGTTGAACCATCGCATAGCAACCATCAATAAGCACCAACTCGGCGAACATCTGCTTACCGGCCACCCGCATACTGATGCAGACTTCCGAGTAAGGCGCTTCGATCAGATAGAGTTGTCCCAGGACAACCGGGATAAGATTGTTGTGATTGACCATTGGGCTGAGGCTCCTTCCACTAAGTTAGCGGTAACGCGCCAACAGGCTAAAACGGGCCACTGGTTGACATCATTACCTATAAGGGAATACAAGACCTGATACTGTGTCAGTCGTTCATAGAGGGATAGGGAGTATCAGGTATAGAGGAGAGATAGAAGGGGAGAGAATTCTCTCTTGAAAGTGTCTGATGAGGATACAACTCCTCTTGCGGGAATTATGTCGTTATGTCGTAAGCATCGGTAAATAGCCTTGAGCTGTGGTTATCAGGTATAGCTCAGGTATGGTTCAGAGATACTTCAGATATGGTTCTGTAGAGTAGGGAGTAGCAAAATAGGATAATCAAATGTTGATGGTGCTAAGTGGGGTTCCTTTTTGCGGGTAAGTGCATGAGAGGAAACAGGATGAAGTGGGGTTCCTTTCAGATCTGAAAATGGAGTTCCTTTTGCAGATGTGTATGTCACCCTGTCTCCCCTCGTGCGATCAGACTTCTACGCTCTATTACCCGCGCAGCGCTTTTAGCACCGGCTCGGCCTGGTGGCGCTGCTCTGCCCTTATACGCTCAAGCTCCTCGCGGGCCTCTCGCTCATTGCGAGGGAAACCCACGAAGGCTTGCGCCTGGTGCTCTATGGTTTCGACGGCCTCTGCCACCGGCTGACGCTTGCGGAGCTTAACAGTAGACATAGTGTCGCTCCTTCTCAGTCGCTAGAATCGCGATGCTCTGCATCGAACCGTCGCCTTCGAGATCAGGCCGGGTTTCGCCCTCGATCTCGCGCATTATGTGATCGGTGAGTGATACCAGCCTGTCGCTAGGCTTGCGCATCCTGGGCATGGTGGTTTGGTACAGGGAAAGGATGAGTTGATCTACAGCGCGGTCATAGTCGCGTTCTACGCGGGCCGCCCGCTGGTCGTTCATAGTGCCTTGCGTAAGCTGGTCGCTGAGTGCCACTACAGTAGCGGCATCAGTAGACACACTTCGCCTGTGTGCTGTGCGATTTCGTAACATAAACTGATTCTCCGATCTATGTTGGATTACTGCTCTTTGGCAGGATGTAATAAGGGAATGGAATAGGGGATAGACGGCCAGGCATCACCCAATCGGGCTTGATCTACCAGTTTCGGCTAGTAGACCCGGCTGAGTGATGCCTGCCGTACTGCATTGTTAGTGCTGGTCACACGTCCGCAGCGAACCGTGTGCAGTAATCATCTTGCGCTTCGTGGCCAACTTCGGATTGACTAACCTGCTCGCTCAGGCATCCGGTCAAGGCTAATGCGCTTACAGCCAAGTGTTACCATCGTGGCGTGCGTGTTTTTGAAGTGTGCCGCTCACACACTATTCCAGCCGACCCACCTAGCAAAGCCTCGTGGGTATAGGACGGGGCATAACCGTCAACGCACCAAATAAAGGCGTGCTGGTAAACTTAGAATATGCGGGTACACCAGTGGCGTAACAAACACTGCTCGCTCAGGGAGTGGGCTATTGAACATTATGAGTTCGAGTTGTTATCCCTCGCGGGTACACACCCCTGCTCACAGACCACCAGCTTCCGCGTATCATAGCCAAAATTGTAAACAATTTGCCGTCTGCATTTCACCAGACGCGCCGAACATAACGCGATTAAGCGTGCTATGCTCGCGCATCGTGACCTTTTCGGTACTCTCGCCAGAGCCTAGTCAGACCACAGCAGATTGAAGGAACGGCCTCTCTGGGGGCGGTACTCCTACCTTGTAGGCGTCCCCTTTGAGTAGTCCTCCCCTTTGGCTAGGGCTTCCCTAACCGGGGCGGGTGGCGCATTAACTTATAACGCGCGCCTATAGCAAAAAATCACTATAGAGGCACGGCTCATATAGGGCCGTGCGTATGAAATAAAAAACTAAATAATAAAAAAACAGCGTGGGGACTATCGCGTCCCCACGCTTTGCGGCCAATACATCCGCCACTAGCTTACTTGTTTGACAGCGCTTGCGCTCGCTTGTCCTGATTCGCTTTCTTTTCGTGAGCGCTGACTTTCTTGCTACGCTTCGTGACGCGCTTTGCTGCTAGTGTATCTTCGGTTTTCATCACATCTTTCGCCTTGCGCGCGGTTTCCGCCCGTTCCTGCACTAACTTGGCGTTAGGCTTATGCTTGCGCAAGCGTGCTACGCTTTGCTTCGCTTTCATCCGATTTTCAAGGATGTCAGTTATTCCGATTTTCACATCCGATTCAATCCGCGCAAGCATAGCGTCAATGGATTTGCGACCGATTTTCTGATATTCCAAGCAAAGGATGTGCAGCGCATCACAAAACTTTTTGCCAAGTTTATCAGAAAGCAAATACTGGTAAAACAGCGAGCGCGCCGAAAACGTGTAATCGCCACACTTGATTGTATCCATCATCGGAGCGCCTAACAGTTTAGCGATAGAATCCAAAATGTCGGACAGTTTAGCCTTGCGCGCGGTGTCTGACATTTCGGTTTCAATGAACAAACGCACGCTTTTAACTATGCTGTACACCGCATCGGATGTGACATTGACGAAACCGATTTGCAGCGCCTTGAACATAGCTTGAACTGGCAAAACTAGCTTGCGCTCCGTATTTTCGTTTGTTTTCGCATTGCGCGGATTGAAACAACCAATCAGAAAAAACAGCGCCGCGCGCGAAACTACATTGCGCTCCGTTCCTGCGAATTTTGCCTGTACCGCTTTCAACTCACCGCACGCTTCTATCAAGCCACTAACAAGCGCCTTGACATCCGCCTTACTCGCTTGCGTTGACGCAATTGCCAGCGAGTATTCTTTTTTGAGAATCGCAATTATCGCGCTGTACAGCGCATAAAGCGCCGACATTTCGGAAGTAATAGCCTTGCTAACTTTCGTGATGCGCGATTCGTTCGGTTGATTCGTAGTCATAATCTGCATTTTCCTTTTACGTTAGATTTTTGCAGCATACCGCTTGCGCCTTGCGCTCGCTTTGCTTGCTAGTCTATCGTCTGGCAACCATAGCCGCTTAGTGTAGCCTTGCTATACCGCTTGCTCGCTTGCCTATCAAATAACCGCTTGCTATCGTGCGCCTTGCGCGCGATGTTGCTGCGAAGTTAAAACCTTGTTCTAACTTCTATGACAGTATATGAAAACACTATTGAAATAGCAATGCTACTTAAAAAGTAGCAAAGTGCAAGGCAATTCACTCGAAAGTAAGGGCGAATACATGACTAAATATGTAGGGCAGACCACACTAAAAACATAGTGTTTTATTGGGTTTCCGCGATGTTTTGATGTTCGCTTATAATTCGTGATTGTGGAATTTCGACCACATTCAACCATACCGACTAACTGTCCCACAAATTTTTTACAAAATTTTTCACCCCCTATAACCCCTTTTCAGGAAAGCCCCTCACCTGCACCACTTACAGCTAGTGCCTGTCAGAAAATCAGGTAGGTTTTTCTGACACGGATGAACGACCCGCGAGGTTTGGGTCATTGAGTCAGACCTATAGAGCGTGACCCTTTGGCCCGATCTTTAGCTAATTGGCTCAGCTTGTATAGGCAATGAGCTAATGAGCTAAAGATTGCCCGGTTTTGTGCTCCACGACCGGGTGAACGACCTGCGCCATTGACAGTTGATAGCGTTGCCATTACAATAGTAGCTGTAGGGAAATACCCAAAAGCTCTCACAGGCTACAGTGGTGCAACACGATAATGTCCAGACGATTTCTGCCACCAGATTTCAACTCCGAGAAGGAGTTGCGCGAGTTCTACCTTGAGCTGAAGACGGCGCTCTATACCGGGGCGACGACGATGCTCATGCGACAGATCGGCCCGGAGTGGGCGCTGATCTTCAAGATAGATTGCGACATCGCGATCAAAAAGCACGGCTCTATTGCTTTCGCAGCGAGTCAGATCGTTGAAGTCGGAGATGGAATGCGAGGTTCGGCGAGCAGGCACGGACCCGATCAAGCCGTCCAAATCCAAACGCACCAAGCGCTCCAATTCATCGGTGATGAGACAGCGCTACGCCGGTTTTGGAAAGGAAGCGCTCGACTGGATTGAGGCCAATCGTGAAGCCCTTGACGCCGACGACAAGCAAACCGGGGATGCGTTTCGCGATACGCTGCTCGATCACGCGGTTCCAATGACCTTGGTGCGCGAAACAGGCAAATTAACTGCCGTGTACCCGGCCCTTCCACAAAAAACCGATTAGTTATCTAAGCTGCTGCCACTAAAGAAGTAACAAACCCTTGGATTACCGGACTTGCGCCCGGTTTGGGAAGAACGTGGCCCTAATTGAAGGAAGAAATGACGATGATTCGAGGACCGATCACAAACATGGCCGCTAACAAGAGCGACCTAGAACTGATGCGACAAAGCTCGGCGCGCAACGCGGAGAAGAAGTCGGTCAGCGCCGAGAGCAAAGATGCGAAGCGCGGTAACGAAACAGCCAAGTAGACGCCGCGCTTCGCTGGATGAACCCCTATGAGTTTCGACCCGCGCGAGGCGGATTCACAGCCGCCTACACAGATTGCCCCCGCTAGCCTACCCACATCGGGCGACGGAGCTGGCCGAAAAGGACGAGCACCACGCAGCATCGCTGCCGGCTCCGGTCGTCCACAAGGCTACACCGACGATGAGTGCCAGCAGTGGTGGTTACGGTTCATCGCCGGTGAGTCAACCTTCGAGATTTCAAAAGCCCTGATGATTGACCAAGTGACAATCATCCAAGGCATCAAGTACATCGCGCTAACTGTGGACTCTCCTGAAAACGTCCAGTTGGCCAAAACGCAGATCGTAGATTACAACCGCTCGCTTCGACTGGCGCTACAACAGCGCCTCTCGGAAAGCATCGCTAACTTGCAGGTTCTTGATGCGCTGCTCAGGCAACTCGCTCCGACGCCGGCACTGGCCGTCAACATGGGCGGTGAGCAGAAGAAGGAGTTTCAAAGCCTTCTCGCATCGCGCCAATACGAGATTCAGTCGCAACTGCGCATTACCGCAGAAATAAGAGCGGCGCAGAAAGATTACGCCGCGCTCGTAGGTGTTGCGACCAAGCCCAAGCCCGTAGGGAAGGGAACTGGTAAAGGCGACGAAAAGCCTGAGCCTGACAATCAATTGCAATACCTCGTTGGCGAACTTTCGGAGCTACCTGAAGACGAGCTGGAAGCGTATGAATAATGGCCCGACAATACCGCAGCGAACTTCTGGACGGCCCGAAGCCGCAGAAAAAGATCAGCAAGGCTGACGCCGATCTTCGCTTAAAGGCCAAGCGGATTGCGCTCGCTCGCAGATCGCTTCCCGGTTTTGTTGAGTATGTCCTGCGGGACAACAACGGTAATCCTGTAACCCCGGCTGTTCACCAGATTTCGTGGTGGAAACACCTTCTCTACAGTTGCTCGATCAAAAAGATCGCCGCCATCCTCGCCCCTATGGGCCACGCGAAAACGCAGTGGATGGCCGTCGCCCTGCCGCTCTACCTACTAGGGCTGAACCCCAACCTGCGAATCATGATTATTTCGTCGGGTCAGGAAACAGCCGTCGAGCGCATGGAGACAATCGGCGCGTACATCGAGAACTCCCCGGAATACAAAGAGGTATTCCCTTGGGTTGAGCGCGACTTTGACAAGGCGTGGAACACCAATAAGAAGAACGTCAAGAAGATCGGCATAGACGGCAGGTTCGCCGTGTCGGTCAACTCCTCGCTGCAAGCCTACGGGTATGAAACGCGCGGCGTCGGCGGTCGCTTCGACGTGGTGATCTTCGACGACGTGGTTGACGAAAAAAATTCCGGCGACTCCGTAGCGGGTCGCGCCGGCCTGAAGCGCATCTGCGAATCAACGTGGCTTACGCGCCTTGAGCCGAACCCGATCTATTCGCTTGATAAGAAGTTGATCTCGCCTGGTCCAATCCGGGTGGTCATCGGCACGCGGTATCACGAAGAAGACTTCTACGCCGACCCGATCATGTCAAGCCCCGACGCTTACTGCACGATGGTCCAAGCAGTATCGCAAGACTACAGCTACTTGGACGTGGAGATCATCGGCTCGCTGCGCTCACCCGCGCACCCGGCTTTCGAGGAATACGGGCAGTTTATACCGCCACCGATTGAACTCATTGCGGGCGCTCCGGTGGAACCCGTCATTTACGAGTTCTAACTTCGGGCGACCGAAGCACATCAAACTTAGGAGAACCAATGAGCAAGCAAATCACCTTGACCCGGTTGTGGAAGTGCGGCAACGAAACACTGAGCTTTTCTGAAGTCCAGACGGTCGAAGGCGACGAAGATCGCGATCTTACTATCGCTGACGCCGTGACCAATCAGGAAGTGCGATTCGTCCTCGACGTGTCGGAAGCGAAGTCCGTCTACCTTGTGAGCACTCGCACAGTGACCGTGAAGGTCAACGACTCTACGTCCCCTGTGAAGACTATCACGCTGACGGCCAACCAGCCGAAAATTTGGAGCGCGACTGACCCGGCTGCTGACAACCCGTTCGGCACGACCGACGTGACGAAGCTCTACATCACCAATTCTTCGGGCGGCGTCGCGACGATCACGTTCCGAGTCGGCCTTGACGCGACGGTCTAAGTCGCAAACGAATAATCAGCTCATCTACCAAGCGTAGAAAGAGCAACGGGCGCGGGAGCCGAAACGACCACCTAAGCAGGAGTTGGGCGAGCTTAAATTATCCCGCGCCTGGCTGATCTTGAGGTTGGGAGAGGTTGCAGGTTCGAGTCCATCTCTCGGAGCTTTATGAAACGTCTTCTGCTGATCGCCATTACACTGCTCACGCTTGCCACTAATGTCGTGGCACAGCAACCGAAGCCAATCTACAAAGAGTCGAGCTTCTGGTTCAACGTCGCGGGTACGGCGGGCGACATGATCACAAGCCTGGCGATCATTGACGGCCAGCACGTCAGGGAAGGCAACCCGCTGCTCCGGGCCGCAGATGGCCGCGTGAGCATACCGAAAATTGCCGCGTCGAAAGCCTTGTCGCTCGGCGTACCCGCGCTGATCTACCACTTCAACAAGAACGCCGGACGAAAGGCGATGTGGGCGGTCGGAACGGTTCAACTCGGCGTGACTGCCGGGAACATCGCGGTCGGCTTCAGATTCCGATTTTGATTCCAGCTATGTTATGTCCGAAATTGCACCGCGCCTGAAATTCAAGATGCCGGGATGGATGAATTACTGGTCCATCGAAACGCTCAAGAAGCGCTGTGCAGAAGTCGGGCCTCGCGCCTTTGAGCGCGGCTATCGTCAGCGGCCTTACGCCTCGGACGAGATGCTGTTTCCCAACTTCGTTGTCAACCGTAATTATCTTTACAACGAAGACTGGCGCATCTTGTCGTCGCAGTTCTACCGGCTCGAAGACGACGGCACGAAGACTTACGACCCGTACCTGACCGAAGGCGAGGAGAACGACGAGTTCGACAAATCCTCGCCCTACTACGTGGACCCGAACTGGCCGCGCTTCATCGGCGTTGACCTTTCGTTTGCCGGACGCTCCGGTAACGTCATCTGCGTCATCGCGGTTGACCCGTCGAGCGATACGCTCCACGTACTTGAAGTGCTTTCGGCCCCGCCCGGAGAAGGTTGGACATCGCCGCAGACTGCCGAGCAGTTGTCGGTGGCCATCGGCAATCACTTCCCCGATCTGGTCTACGTTGAGAAGAACGGCTACCAGCGCGCCATCATCGAGTGGATGCAGGCCGCAGGCGTCGAGGGCTGGTCGAAGATCGAAAGTTACTGGACTGGCGAGCAGAAGATGGACCCGGAGATCGGGCTACCGTCGCTCGATGTCAAGTTTGCCGCAGGGCAGTTCAAGATGGCGATACCGCATAGTAAAGATGCGGTCGTCCAACCTGACCCGCGCGACCCAACCAAATGTCTCTGTAACCGATGCCGCCTGAAGCGCGACATCGAAGTCACCACCCGCGAAGACGATACGCCTGACACGGTGATGGCCCTGTGGATTTCCAAGGAAGCCAGCCGCGCCGGGGTGCGCTTCACGACGCCGATCAAGGTGGTCGCGGTGAAGACGAGCAGTGTTCGGCAGGTGGCTGCAAACCGCTACTTCGACCCGACCAAGCAGACGCAGATCACGGCCAGCAAAGCCGCGTTCGGCGATATGAAGGCGGCGGCAGGGATTACCAAAGATTTTGGTCGCGAGATCAAGCCGAGCGCGAGTAACCAAGCGGTGCGCGAGCGAGAAGCTGCGCGACGCACGGTGGATGCGACGAAGCTGGTTCGCATCATCAACGCCGTCCGCGAGGGCGGTCGCATCGAGTGGGCCGATCTGAACGACGCCGAGGCGTTTGAGCTTGACCGTATGCTCACCGAAAAGATTGCGATCTACGAACGGCTTGGGAACGACGAGCAGGTAGATCAGCTCAGCAGTCAGCGAAGGTACAGAGAGCTTTAACACCTATGGCAAGACCACTATCACCAGTCAAACGAGTCCGCGACGCCGTTGCGAACATAGTCGTAAAGATCGCTGGTGGTCTTGAGGCTTACTTCAAAGGCAGCCTCTCGCTCGAAGTTGAGAAGCTGGAAAAGTTTGGGCAAGCGGGCCGGTTACTCGCCGAGAAGCCGACCCGCGACCTTGATGAGTTTTACTTCATCCATGACGTGATGGCGAACTCGCCAGCCGTCAACGCCGCCATCACCAAGATGAGCGAAGACGCGACGCTGGATGAAAAGGGTGATGCGGTTGGCCTTGGCTTCATGGTCAAGGTCGAGCCGCTGGATTCCGAATCCGAGGATTCGCAAAAGACTGCTCGCGACTTCAAGCGCGAGCTGGTCGCCTTGATCGAAGACTTCGTGCTGCGAACCCGGATTGGCTATAACGCCAAGCACTATGTTCGCAAGATGCTGTATGCCGGCGATTGTTTCGCCGAGAATCACATCTACCTCGATAGCGAAACCGGATTCGGTCGCATCGAGCTGGTGCGCGAACTCCCGACCTTCCAGATGCGCCCGATCTGGGATGAACGCGGTACGTTGACCGGCTACAAGCAGTCCATGTACCTGCGGGACAAAGACCCGGTGGTCTGGGACGTGCCAGCGCAGATCATTCACTGGAAGCACGAGAGCTGCGACTACTACGATCTGGGCCGTTCAATCCTCGCGAAATTCAAACAGCGTTGGGACGACTACAAGATCATCGCGATGGACTTGATCGCGGCGATTCATACGCGCGCTGTGGCCCCGGAAGTTCATTACCTCGGTCGCAAAACGGGTCTGGATACCGTCAGCGATACGGCGATTGAAGAATACTACCAGAAGCTGTTCGACAACCCTGCCGACACGCGCCGCTATTACGTTGTGCGCGAAGGGCAGACGCGCATCGAGTTCCCGAAAACGGGCGATGCCGCGAACCTCGAAGCGCTCCTGAAAATCTGGCGTTCGTTCGAGATGAGCTTCGTTGAAGCGCTCGGCGTCCCCGGCATCCTCAGCGGCAACATCGAGGCAGCATCGGGTCGCCACATCGCAAACTCGATGGACCAAGATTATGCGCGCCGCATCAACTCGATTCGGCAAGACTTCTCAGTCGCGCTGCGGCCCGTTGTGCTGCTTGAGCTGGCGCTTCAGGGCTACGACCTGACGCCCGACGGCTTACAGACCAAGCACGGCGTCAAGCGTGTGACGATCACCCCGCTCTGGCCCGATCTGGCGGAAACCCCGACCCAGAAGATTGCGCGGCTGGCCCTTCAGTGGGGCGCGGGAATGAAGTCGCTTGAATCGTGCCTGCGAGAAGAAGGCAACCAAGACCCGGAAGGCGAGATCGAGCTGATCTTGTCCGAGCGCAAGCGCGGCATTTCTCCGGTGCAGGTTGGCGGCGGCTTTGGCGAACAAGGCATCTCGCCCAACGGCGAACAGGGCAAGGGCGTTCCCAACCAACAGGGCGATACCTCATCGTCCGACAAGAAGAAACAGACCGCCGAGCGGCGCTACCAGCGCAAGTACAAGTCGCTGCTGCGCGCAATGCTCGATCTGGAAGACGACGAAGATTAAGGAGAAGATAGATGAGCTTTTCGACATGGCTTGACGATCAGATCGCGGCGGCAAAGAGCGCCCGCAACAATACCAACCCGACGCTGCCTGCGGCCTTCAAAGCAAACATTCAGACCGAGATGGAAACGCTCGCGCTGAGCATGGTCTTCGTGCCTGTGCCAACGGGTCAGGACAGAACCGACACCCTGACGGGTTTCGACACGCTCGTAAAGCCGTACATTTCGGATTTCCAGCTCGACATCTTTCGCATCGCGATCAACGCGAAGATTGATGTGGAGTTGAGCATTGATCGCGACCCGGCGCTTGACGCCCCGGCCCCGACCTATACGTCGGTTTCGCCGACTTCGGCAAACACGGCGGGCGGAACATCTCTAACAATCAATGGCACTGGCTTCCAGAGCAGCCCGACCGTCACGGTTGGCGGCGCAGCGGCCACAACCATTGTGCGGATGAGTGCCTACAAGATCACCTGCGTCGCCCCGGCACACGCTGCCGGCGCAGTCGCTATCGTTGTCACCAACCCGGACGGCCAGAGCGTCACGGCGGCGGCTGCTGTCACCTATGCGTAGTCCCTGCGGGGCGCTCTGGGAGCGCCCCTTTCCCTTATCCATTGGAGCATCTTCTTAAATGGCACTCATCAGACCGAGCAAAGAACAGCGGCTTGAGATCAAGAAGCTGATGGTGGAGTGGGCGCGGGTCTTTCGGGCCAGGCACGGCCAGATAGATACCTACGCTGCGCACCGCGAGCTTTACGCGATCTTTTCCGATCTGGGGATGGGTGGCGCAGAGCTGTCTGGCTATCGCGCCGAACGGCCCAACTACGAAGCGCTAGGGATGACGCGCAAGGCGGGCGAGCCGACCGACGAAGATCGCGCGGCGTATTACCGCGTGACGGGCGGGGCCACGCTCCCCGAAGGCTCGTTCATCGTCCCGGCCCTATTCAACGACACCGATTTCATCGCCGACCGTTATATGGTCAAGGCGACCGGCGCGCTCTACGACCTGCACGACCGTTACTTGGGCCGCGCCAACGATTTCAACCACGACTTTCTCGTGGAGCAGGCGCGCTGCCGAGTGATCGGGCTTGGCGTGGGATACGACCCCGACACGGTTCTGCGGTCGGAAGTCCCGGCGCGGGCGCTGCAAATTCTTAATCCATACGATCAGTATGCAGGCAAGTACGTCGCGCTGACGGCGCTGCTCGCGTTCCCCAAGATCGAAGGGGACAACACGATTGAGCGCGTCAAGGCGGGCCTGCTCAAAGACATTTCGATTGCGTTTCGCTCGACCGCTCCGCTTTGTAGTGTGTGCCTCACACAGTACGGCGAGAAACGACCTATGGTCGAAACCTCGTGCTTCACCGAATGCGAGGAGCACGGCTTTCCGGGCGGCTTGACTGACGAGGGTACGCTCGTCGTCGGCATTATGAATTCCGTTGTGGATGCGTTTACGTTTGGCATCGTTAGCGACGGCGCAATCCCCAGAGCGTGCCTCGTATTGGACCCCACAGTTCGATAAAACCCGACGAAGGAGAGGAGCAAAGCTGGCAACCACAAAGCCAGTAAGGAAAAAACTATGGCTCAGATTAACGTAGAGGAAACTCGAAACGAGATCAAGTCTGCCGAGGAGCTGGCGCAACAGGTTGCAAGCCTTACCAAGCGTGCTGAAGCAGCGGAAACCGCTCTTGCGGAAGCCCTGAAACCGACCACGCCTGCGGAGTCTGCGACTGAAGCAGATAAGGCGGATAAACCCGCAGAAGGCGCAAGCGACGCGAGCGCCGAGGGCGAGGCGGTAAAGCCTGCCGCAACCGAAGGAACCGATAGCGAAGCGGCCCCGGCAACGACGCCGGCAGAAGCCGAAGCGCCAGCCCAGACCGAAGGCGACACCGAGACTGTTGACCCGCAGATCGCGACCCTCGGCGCGCAGATCGCAACGCTCGGCAAGACTGTTGGCTCGCTTGAGAAAGCCACTTCTGAAGTGTCGCGACTCGCTGGCGAGCTTGAGAAAGCGAACAAAGAAGTCACGCGGCTCACCGGCGAGCTGTCAACGGTCAACGGCGCGCACACCGCGCTCAAGTCGCAGGTCGAGAACCTGAAGCATCGGCTCGGAATCAAAGGCGAACTGCCGATGGTCGAAGACGCGGGCGCAAGCGACAACAAAGGCGCGCAGAAAGAAGACCCGCAGAAGCACGCAGACTTCCTGAAGTACAAAGCCCTGTCGCAGAGCGTCAATCCTGCACACCAGCACCAAGCGAACCTGCTTGCCGCGAACAACAAGAACGTGCAGGCCGGTATTGCCGCCGCGAGCGGCCTGAAGCCGCTTGGCGCAGAAGCAAGCGAAGCGGGCGCAGGCGCGGAAGTCTCGGAAGCCGACCGCAACAAGTGGAATGCGTTTCTCGCTGATCGCGCCGAGGAGCGCCGGCTTGAGAAGCACTATATGTTGCTGAACCCTGAGCAGCGCGCCGGGTTGATCGCGCTCAAGACCAAGAATCGCCAGTCGGCGATGGACAATGCCCAAATTTTTGCGAAGTGCGCTGAAACCATCAGCGAGTAGTGGAGAGCATCGGCAAGATGCGTAGCCCAAGTCTCACAGAGAAGAAAGAGGAGAAAAAGTAACCACCATGCCTAATGGAATCATTTTTCCAGACGCGTTTGTTCCGGTGCTCTCCGGTGAACTCCACCGAGAGCCGACCGAAGATCACAACTTGTACCAGTTTGTGATGGAACTCATCAACTTCGGGCGTCAGCCCGGAGAGAAAGTCCGAGTCAACGGGCCGCTGTTCCTTGACGAAGTGGCCGACCCGGATACTGATCGTATGGTCAGTGATCTCGGCGTCAAGGTGTCGAGCAATGCCTCGCAGACGCTCGACATGAACAAGCAGGAGATCACCCTGCGCGAGAACCTGTTGCCCAATGCCCTGCAAGTGCGACAGTACGAAGCGGCCCACTCGTTCATCGAAGTGGCGCAGCTCAACGGCGCTGCCCTGGCGGTAGATTACTTCCGTTGGAGAGACAAGTACATCCGCACCCGGCTGCTGGCCTCGACCTACAAGTCGTATGCGGGCGATGCCACCGGCACGTCGGATATGGACGCCAACGACAAGTACGCCATCGCGACCTTTGTGCGCGCTGCGGCAGTGCTGTCCAAGCGCTACATCCCGCGCTTCCCGAACGGGCGCTACATCTGCGTGATTGACCCGGCCATCGAAGCGACGATGTACGAGAATCAGCAGTTTCTCGACGCGACGACTCGCGCAATGGCGGCTCAGGCTCCGTTGTTCAAAGGTCAGATCGGCCCGTTCGCCGGCATCGAATTCATTCGCAACAACAACATCCCGACCAAGACGGCGGGTGCGTCAAGCAACCTGCAAGCGTCGCAGGCGATTATGTTCGGCTCTGGCACGTACGGCCTGTTCCCGATGGGTACGGCTGACGGCTTGCTGAGCAAAGAGAAGATCGCCTTCTACGGCGGTGAAGCCAGCCCTGTCGCCAACGGCCCGATTGTTTGCGTTGCCGGTATGCCTGCGGAAGCGCGCATCAACGACAACACGGACTACGGTCGTTTGAACGAGATGATCTGGACCTCGCACGAGGAGTTCAGCGTGCTTGACCCGAATCCCGGTTCGGGCAAGGTCGTGGGCCGCGACTCGCGGTTCATCCAGAACATCGTCGGCTGCACTGTTCTGAGCTAATCGCTGCCACTAATGTAGTGGCGTAAATTACAGGCGCACCACCTGATGGCTTTGGCTCTTTGGACCGGAGCCATTCGTGCGGGCGACGCTCGGTGCGGGGCGTCGCCTTATTTTTTGAGGAAAGGCAATGGCACACCTAATTGATTTATGGCACTGGATTCTGGCGAATCCGGTGACGGCACTGGCGTACCTGAGCCTCGTCCACATGGCGGCGTCGGCTATCGCTAACGCCACGCCAACCAAAAGCGACGATAAGGTCGTGGAGATGGTGTTCAAGACCATTCACGCCATCGCGCTCAACTTCTTTCACATGAAAGACGACAGCAGGGAAGGGAACTCAGATGAACATATTTAAGGCAATCGTCAGCCCAATCAAAGCGCTGTGGGACAAGATTCTTGGCAAGGTCAAGGACGAGAAGTTCCGCGATGCAATCAAGCAAGTCATTACGGAAGCGGTTGATCTGTTCGAGGTCGCCAAGCCCGTTGTGCAGATGCTCGCGCTGGCTACGCCGACCACGATTGACGACGAGATCGTCCGCATCGCTGATCGCGCCGCAATTGACATCAAGGCGGTGCTCGCACTCCCCAAAGAGGAGCAAGGCAACTATCTCCGCGACACGGCCCGCGCCGTCATTCGCGAGAACCTTGTGCAAAAAGTGGTCGCCGGCAAATCGCTGGACATCAATGGCGTGCAGATTTTAAGCGCCAGCCAAGTGCAGCAGCTCTCCGATAGTCTGCTCAACCGCGCGATTGAGTTCGCTTACGGCGCGGTCAAGAAAGCGCTGGACAGCAAGTAACCAACATATCAAAACGAGGTCCAACTCATGCAAGACATCTTCACGCGCACCTATGTCTGCGAAAAGTGTGGAAGGAAGCGGGGGCATTCGGACATGAATGTCAACCGCCCTTCCTTCGTTGAAACTGATCTGGATTGCGCCGACTGCGGCGCTGTGACCCGGCACAAGAGAACGGCTAACGGTTTTCCGGGGATGCAGTTCGGCGGCGACCATACGGTAAGCGGCAACTCCGGCATCCACTCACTCGACTACAAGACGAACGACGTGGTGAAGGAACGCGCACTGGCGATTGCAGCCGAGCGCAACAAAGGTCGTGACCCGCGACAGTTCTTCGGGAAATCCGACGACTAAATACCCTTAGAAAGTTGAGTGATTTCGGATGGCTAAGAGTCTTTGGCGCTGGTTGAGAAGCTGTCTTGATAAGAAGGCTGTTGTTACCGGAATCATTCTGATCGTCATCGGACTCGCAGTAACGATTCCGAGCAGCTACACGACGGCGAAGATCGCACAGGCCAACACGCAACGCGATATGGCCGAGAGCCAGGAACGGCTCGACAAGATCGAGCAGAAGGTCGAGCAACTGACGCCGGCCAATGCCGTCTATCAGGCTGAGATCGAGAACCTGAAGCATCAGCTCGATGATCTGAAAAAGACCGAGCAACAGCACCACGACCAGCAGGTGCTACTGATTCAAGAGCAGGGGCGGCGCACCGACCGCGTGATCGAAATCCTGCTCAGTAAAACCAAGTGAGGTCCACAATGGATTCCCCGTTCGTGCGCCGCTTTGCCTGCAAAGCGTGCGGAACCGAGCAGCAGTACGAACACGTCAGCGCCTCGCGGCCATCGTTTGTAGAGCGCACGTTGTACTGCTTAACCTGCGGCAGTGATACCGGACACAAACGCCTGATGAATGGTTGTCCTGGCTTCGGCTTCAACGCCGACGGCGGCATCCCGAATAACGCCAGCGACGAATCCGAACTGAGCGAGTGGCAAACCGCGAAGATCGCCACCTACCGCGACAAGATTCACGTTGACAACCTCGGCGAATACAAAGGCTTGAAGCACCTGACGGGAACCGACTAGCGATGATCTACCTGAAGTCAGACGAACTCAGCGAATACCTGACGCGCGCCGAAGTGCCGGAAGGCGACGAGAGAAAGTGGGCGCGTGCCGCCTCGATTCTCGCCGATGCGTGGTGTCGCAGGGCGCTTGCGATCACCCGCTACCACAAGACGATCAAGCTGAACTCGTCTTGCGTCGGGTATCTGGGCGTGCTCCCGTTTGTCCAGTTTGACCCGCAAGAAACAAGCACCGGGCTAAGGATTATGCCGAAGGCCCGCACGCGGACAGCCGGCTATGCCAAGATCGGCGTGGACTGGATTGACATCGGCATTCCGTCAAGCCTCGACCAGATCATAGACAAGCGTACCGGCAAGATCGAGCTGAGCAACTATAGCTTTGCCGACTACGGGCGCGGCGGGTATGGCGGGCAATGCGTCGGGATGCCGATGACGAGCGTTTCGGCCTACGACGCGGAAGTTGAATTTCTGGCGGGATACTTTGCGTCTAGCAAGTCATTCCAACAGCTTGCGGCAAACACAAGCGACACCCTTCGGCTCGAATCGAACGCCGGTTTCAAGGTAGGCAAGATTGTCAACCTCGGCGATTTAAGCGCGCGATACCGCGTGGTCAATCTGCTGAGTGACGGAGCCATCCAGTTCGACCGGGTGATCGAGGTAGAAGTCAAGCTCGGCGATGAAGTCTCTGAAGTGGCCCCGGACGCCGTTAAGTTCGCCTGCGCCTACATCATTGAAGACCGGCTGACGTTCGAGCCGAACTCCAACCGGCTCAGCGAAGAACTGGCGAGCCTGCTGAAGACCAGATCAGCGCGCGTCAACGACGACGCGCTGCCGCAGGACGCGCAGGAAGCGCTCAAAGAATACCGCTACGAATCGTTTGGCGGCTAAAGGTAGACAACGCGATGGCAATGACGGCAGGCCGCTTGATGGACAAGGTTCGCAGGGCGCACACCAAGATCAACGGGTCGCACCGAGCGGTCAATCTGGTCAAGTTTTATATGACGCGAGATAGCGACTTCGACCAGCCGCAGCTTGCGACCGAAGAAACACCGATTTCGCCGCGACCGATTGTCTATGACCAGCCCTCGGAAGAACTGGTTCCGAGTTTCGGCACACAGATCGCCGAAGACGAAAAGATTTTTGTTTTTTGCACCGACACGATTGTCAAACGCAAACCGCTCGATACGATGAGCGACCGCGCACTGAGTTTCCTGCGCGCGATCTCAGGCACAGAGAATGGTTGCCTGATGTACGGCCCCGACAAGTACGCGATTATGGAGATCAAGCCAGTGACCACTGTGCTTGGCATCATTCCGCAGTTCGCCCTGCTTTGTAAGGCCCACGTTACCGACACGCCGGAGTAAGCCTAATGGTCAATATGATGAACGCCGTACGCGAAGGTCGCGGTCTATCTGATGAAGGGCGGCTCGCGGGACGTGACCAAGTACACGACCCTTGAGCGCAAAGACGGCAGGCTCTTTGTGACGCACAAGAATCTCGACTACGCGATTGTCCCGAAGACGCGCAATCAGGAATTGCACGCGCGGGCCATCAACGTCGTGTTTCTGGACTTCATTGACGAGTCCCCGGAACGCACGACGCGAAAACGCTGGACGTTGCCGTTCGTGATACGAATCACCAAGCCCTTAAACGTCGGCGACGACCCGATGGCGGCGGATTTCGAGATCACCGATTTGATGCAGGACGTGCTCGATTGCCTGAAAGATCAGGCGGTTGAAATCTACGACTTCAAGACGATGGCCAAGCTCGGTCGCGGCACTTGGGTCAAGACGGCAGGCTACCGGCCCGCTGACGAGAGCCTGCCCGTCGAGGGCGGCAGCATTCGTCAAGCACTCACCGTAAACGTCACCTTCGTTGACAAGACTCGGTAATTGAGGTTGCCGAGCGTCGGTTTACCAATGACTTTCATCGAGCTTTCTGAACGGCTTGGGTTAGGCCCAAGCGCAGGCGCATACCCGGCAACTGAGGCGCGGCGGATTTGGGATGCGTGGGTTCGCAGCCGTGCCTTTGGCCACAAGACGCTAGTGCTCAGTGCGGATGAAAACCGCGTCAACGCCTTTGCGCAGATAGTCGGGATGGACATCGTGCCAGCTCACAAGCTATCCGAGCGCCTGCGGGCGGTAGAGCGCGAACTCACTGGCTTTCCTAACAACTAATCCCTACGCGTAGAGGAGAAAGAGAAGAATATGTCCACCCAGAAGACTGGTTTTAACCACCCTGTAAACAACTACAACTTCCCGTTGCGGGGCCGAATCGTGCTTGTCGCTCCGCTGAACACGAAGATGATCGGCGAGGAAGCGTCGCCGAGCCTCATCACCCCGTTTGACGAGACAACGATTCCTGCCGGCTGGACCTACCTTGGCCCTGTCGAAAACGGACAAGTCAACCTGACGCTGAACATCCAGACGGAAAGCATTTTCACCGGCGTCATCCCGACCGAGCGCAAGCGCTACATCTCGCAGCAACAGGGCGTGCTGGAAGCCAACTTGCTCCGCTACGAGCCGGGAATCATGGGAACGGCCTTTGGCGGCGATCTCGACGCGCTGGTTGCGGCATCGGGCAGCAATCGCGCCTACCGCGATCTGTGGCTCGGCGGCAAGCTCGGTGCGAAGCAGGCGTTGCTTGTGGTCGAAGACTACGACGACGACAACCTGCTCGAAGACGCAACTGGCGGCGAGGAGTTTGAGCAGACGTGGTACTACAATCCCAAGACGCAGCGCGATGGCGACATCTCGCTCGGTCAGGAGATCACCAAGACCCCTGTCGTGCCGCTGCGCTTCGCGTTGTTCGGCTTCTTGCAGGGAAGCCACAACCGTCTGTTGCAAGTGCGCTTTGTCGCGGCTGCCTAAGCCGTTTGACCGTTTCTAACCTAGCATCACGCTAAAGACGAAGGGCTGAGTGGCGGCAACCACTCAGCCCTGACCTTCGCCCGCTTCCCGCCTCAAAACTCCTTCCTCAGCAGAACCGCGTTCGATCTCTACCTACATTCTATCACGACACTTAAAAAGTAGCAAGAAAGGTGAATCATGTCTGAAACCCAAAAAACCAGCAAACTGTCCACAGTCCTAGAAGAAGTCGAAAAAGCCGCAACCGCTTCCGCCCAAGCCCCCAAACAAGTCTTTACCATTGGCGGCGAGGAGATCGAAGTC